ATTGATTAGCTAATAAATCTAACCGATCACCAAAATCTGTAAGTACATAAATATCATTTTCAGATAATGGTATTTCCGGATATTTGACATCACGATAATAAACAGTCCCCAGGGTTCCAACATTTTCGTTAGTATTTCTTAGGGTTTTTATGGTAGCGTAGCGTTTCATATTTTAAATTGATACAGGTACTGAAGTGCCAAATATTGGTTCTGTTTGGGGATCATTTTGAGTTGGGGGAGGAGGAGGGGGTGGTGGTATGTTTTTTAGAGCTTCTTCCTTATCTTCAACTTCTTTAGGAGTTCTAGGATTATCTACAGGCATTCCAAACCCACTATCCCAATTTGTATTTGTACCATTAGATAATGCTATAAATTTACTTTTTCCTTTTTGTGGGACATTATCTTGGATAGGTATAAAAGTAAAACCAGATACTTTAATCATATGAGCTAATTCTTTGACTGAATTGTCATATTTACCTTCTTCATCAATTCCAATTTCCCATGTTGATTCATCAGGTATAGTATACGTAAGACCTTTTATGATTCCGAGTTGATTATATAAATAACCACCAACAGTTAAACGTGCTAAACTTCCTCTCATAAAACCACCTGAGGAATAATCAGGTGCTAAAGATGAAGCTAGGTAATTTAATTTTTTATACATTGGAATTAATTCAGCTTTAGATTGGGCATAAACTGTCCAACCCATACTTATTTCTCTATTAAATCCCCCATAATTGTAGAATTTTTCTCCTCTTCCAACATATTGGGTATCTGACCAATTAGCACTATAATTATCCGAAAATCCTTCTAGAAAAGCTCTAAAATGGATATAATTAGATACTCCAGTTCCATTATTTTGAAGAATACCAATACTAAATTTTACTAAATCATTACCATCATTTGTTTGACTATGATCAGGACCTGCGGCTGAATAAAAGGGTCTAGCATTAATTTTATCTAATGCAGGTTGGTCAACTGAATATCTGAATACATTCTTACCACCATCTGCTGTATTAGATCTTCCTGGATCTCCTAAACTAAGCCTTTTTTCAATATTTTTAACTCTATAATCTGGGGCTAAAGACATTATTGTAGATTCATTTTTACCATCTAATAAAGGTACTCTAAAATCTTGTATAGGTGTTGAAACTTTACTGGTTGATTTACCGTTAAAATAATCAGGGTTACTAATAGTAAGTGGGTTGTTTTTACCTGTTCTTTGATCAGCATATTTGATTTGAGTTTTACCAATTCCTAATGTAGAGCCAGGACCACCACCATACTCCAATAATACTGTACCTCCATTAGTATTTAAATTCACTCCTTTTTGAAATGCGAAATTAGATACCGCTTCATTAGATGAAATTGCATCAAATAATCCTACTAATCTATTATCTTCTGTAGCTTGATTTTTTACTATATTAAAATAACTATTTAACCCCAATGGTGATGGAGTACCACCTCCATCAGGAGATACAGGAGAAAATGGATTTAAACCTAATAAATTTAAATGAGTTCCTGTAAACCCAGCACCAGCTTGTGCTATAGTAGAAGTAGGTAAATATACACCTTGATTAACACCACCACCACCATAGCCAATACCTTTAGATGCTTCAGTTTTTACTGATGTACGAGATAATAAATTTTGTTTAGCTATAAATAAAGGACCACTAGGTGATTTAAAATCAAAAAACATTTGAGATAATCGACTTACATCATTAACTCCTTTTATTGGTGCAAGTAATCCTCCTCTTAAAAGAGAATCAGGACCACTAGTATTAAAAATGTTAGATGGAGAATCCTCAGGTGAGGGAATTGATTTTTGAATATAAGGTTGACCACTAGATCCACCTCCAGGTTTATCATTCCCATACCTCAAAGATCTAAGGTCTGTTTTGAGATTTATTAAAGGCATCTATTAAAATGTTCTTCCTTCAGGTGCGTTATCTCTGTAGTTACTTGCAGGTATATCACCGTTTAAATCTAACTGAGATGGGGAAGGTTTTCCTACAATATTGGGGATATCATTAATTGAATAAGTATCATGTAATTTAGATCCCGCAAAGTTAGGAATTGGAGGTGTTCCACCATTTAAACTTGATAGATTTGAACCTGCTGTTTCTAATTTGTCACGTAAAGCCATAATTTTATATTTTTTATTTATTGTTTATTATAAATATTAACCAAGATTAGAAGTTGCCAGTGCAACTGTTTTTCCTACTTTAGCTCCATCAATATAAACATCACCCCCAGCGGATATAACTGCGATTAGTTCATCTAATTTTGCCTCTACAGCCTTCATAGAACCATTAGCTCCACCTCCACCCCCTGGTTCTGCATCATTATTAAATACTGAACCTAATCCTTCTGAAACTGTGCCTAAAGCTGTTAAAGCTCCTATAACAGGTAAAGCCATTAATCCTGTAACTGCCATACTTGTTAAACCTGCAGAAATTCCTAGTAAAGCTGGACCTATTAATAATAGAGCTCCTATATTTTCAGAATTTAAAGCTCCAAACATAGTAACAAATCCTTCAGCAACTGATGTTATTATTGTAGCTATTCCAGCAAATGCTGAGGTAATTATAGTACCTATAGCTTCGAATCCTGGGGCTGCTAATTTAAGAGCAAAACCTATACCAATCATAGAAGCAGTTAATAATGCTAATCCTGCAGCTAATCCTGCAAGTTGTGGACCCATTAATGATTTACCTAAAGATGATAAACCTTTACCTAATCCTGATAAGGTACTATTTAAAGCTTTACCACCTCCTAAAGATCCAGTTGCCCCACCTACTTTAGATACACTTTCGCCTATAGTTGAAGTAGTTTTTAAAATACCTGAAAACCCACTAGCTAAACTTTTTACAGAACCTAAAAGTGAAGGCATTTTAGAAAGTAAAGCAACTCCCATTGTACCATAAATCGCAATACTATTTGAGGCTAAATCAGCAAACATTGATACTATAGGAGCTAACGCTTGTTGTAATTTTGCAATGGCAGTAGCAAATTTTTCTTGAGCTTCTACTCGTTTTAAATCTTCAAGAGTCGTTTTTTGTGCAGCATTTAACCCTTCTCCGGATAAGTCATTTCCTATTTGTTGTTGGAGTAACATCCTAGCCATTTCATCTCTACTCATACCCAAAGCTTTTGCTTGTGCTTCTTGTTGGATACGATTCATTTTACTAAAATTAGCTGAAGTGATTCCTTGGTTGGCTAATTCAGTAGCAACACCTGCTAAATCATTATCTAATGCTAGCTGTCTTGCTTTTTCTAAATTTAATGATCTGCCTGTTAATAATTCAGCTTCCATTTCAGCTTCAATAGAAGATTGAAAATCTAATAATGAACCTGCAATTCTATCAACATCAGCTAGTGACATTCCTAATCCTCGAGCAGCAGTTGCGGCCGCACCTAATTTTTCTGGATAACCTGCATAACTAATAGCAATACCCTCAGATGCATTTGCTACATCTCTTAAGGCTTGACCATGAGCCACAGCAGTTCTATTTTGTTTATTTGCAGAGTTAATACCCGCTACAATAGATTCATTTTGGGATTCAATATTACCACCATTTATTTTAGATAAACGTGCTAAATTAGCTGCTTCTTTTCCAGCTAGTCCCATTTCTTTAGTCATGGAAGCAGCTTCGGATAAATCTTCAGAAGTAAAAACTGCAGCAGCATTTAAACCAAATTCTTGAGTTAAATTACTTGCAGCCTCCATTAAATCAACGGTTGTAATTAAACCACCATTAAATTGATCTAATGATGTAGACATTGTATTTAGATCTTGACCAGTTTGTCTTTGAAAATCTGTTGCGGCTTTGTCTACTTTATTAAATCCTATCACCATATTAGTAAGTAATACAGTAGGTGATAATAGAGTATTTCCTAATTGATTAAATGCTTCACCAAATCCAGCAGCTGCAACTCGAAGCCCACCAAAAGCTTTATTCATCCTAACAGCTTCATCAGCTGTTTCTTGCATTTTCTTTTGAACTTCATCAAGACCAAAAGCTTTACTAAAATTTCCTGCTATAGCATTTATACCTTTTAGAATGTTACCTGAAACACCTAGTAATTTATTTGCTTTACCTCGAACTTGAAGTTCATCTTCAATTTTATTAACTAAATCTTGCTCAACTTGATACCCATCCTTTGCAGCAGCCAAAAGTTCTTTTTCAGCATCTGTAAGATTATGTATCATGCCTATTTGAGTATGATTTATATCCACAATCCCTTTTTCTGTCATTAATCTTTGGGCTTGGGCTTTAACTCCTGCTAAAGCTGATGCTGCTTTATCTCTATTTTGTTGAATTTGTTTATCTGTAAGTTGAACTATTTGTTCTTCATCTAAGAGAAGTTTTTGAGAAATACTCTCTAATTTTCTATATTCTGAAGCTGCTTCTTTAGTAGCATCTCTTTGTTTACCTAATGATTTTTGGACTTCTACTAAAATATCCCTAGTAACAGCATATTCACTATTAAGTTGTTTTTGATTATTTATGTCTTTTTGACTAGCCACTAGATAATTTTGTTATAAATATTAGAAGGCATCATTTTTTTGATGCCTTCGTTACATATGTTGGTGGTGATTTTTTAGCATGTTTTAAATGTTCAGGTGCTTGAACCTTCCCATCAGAATCCATTAGTGTAGTTGAACCATTAGATTTCCCTTGTGCTTTTTTAATTTGTGATGCTTCATTATCATAATGTTCTCTCATTTTTTTAAAGGTAAAATTTCTTAACCAAATAGGCATATTGTATACGGTTAAATAATCATAACCGCCTTTACCATGAAAGACTATCTCATGAATCTGAGAGAATAAAGAAACTCTATATTGTGGCGTCAGGCCAAAAAAATGTGACCCCAATTGGGAGGTCAATGGCCTCCTCCCCACTATCTAAGTCTACCGTAATATTTAAATCAACATCAGGTTGGACTTTTTGAATATGTTTACGAAATGCTCTAGCATCAGATGCTAAAAAATAAGTATCTACAAATTCACGTACTACTTTTCTATCACTATCACCATTAACTGAAAGGATCATATGTTTCATTCGTGTAGAAACACTAGGATCAGAATTTTTGTTAATTTTCTTTAACCCTTTAAGCTCATTATTAATAGCTGTTTCATCCTTATGAGTTAAAAGTTTATATGTAATAATAGTTCCTGAATTTGGTAGTGTAAAAGAAAATTCATTAACACCTTTAGTAATTGAAGTTTCATCAAATTCTTTATTTTCTAGAATAGATAAATCAACACTTACTTTTTCTCCTTTAATTTCAAATTCATAATCTTTACCATATCCTAAAACACGGGCAGCAATCATAACAGCATTTTTATCTCCTACCACAAGATCATTATAGTTAACTTTACTTACAATTAGAGATTTTAATAGTTTATCTAAAACTGTGCCATTTTCAATATATGATTGATTAGAAAGAATATCTTCTTCTTTTGCTGTCATATACTTCATTTCAATTTTACCTGAGGATAATGGGTTGTCTTCAGGATAAATTAATCCTTTTGAAGGTAATTCAATTGTTTCAGTTGGGAATTTAAATTCGCTCATATAAATTTTATTTTGTTATAACTTAATTTCGTGTATAAATATTATAAAGATAAGTTTTTTATTCAATAATTCTTTGATTGTATTTTTTTAATGTCAAAATCTTTATAAATTCGATATTGTAATTCTTTATTTTGTGTTTCTATGTGTTTGTAAAGAATTTCTAATTCTTCATTAGTATTTTTTATTGATTGATTTGTATAGCCAATACTACTTTGTCCTGTTTTATCAATTTGACGTCTAAGGTTTTCTTGGACATTTTTAATAGATTCAATTTGTTCATTTATACTTTTTATTGAGGTATAATTTAGAAATACCATTACAATATTAAATATAGTAGAAAATAAAATTGTGATTAAGACAATAATAGAAATTTCCATAGTTATTTTATAATATTAACACCTAAATATACAAAAAGAGCTTGGCATAGCCAAGCTCCTCTTAAAAATATATGATATAATTTGTATTAGAAATTTAATACACAGTAGTCAGGTTGAACTTCTAATGAGATGTTCACTGCTGTGTCGGCATCATCCCAGTTATAATCACCCCAGTTAATTGAGGTAATCAAAGCACCTTTAATAATCCATTCTGATATTACATCCCCTACAGGACCTAATACATTAAGAGTTAAATCTTTTTTATAAAAATCAGAATAACCATCTCTACCGGTTACAGATTCATGATGCAATCTTAACCATTCGATAGCTGCTTGAGCTCCTGAAGGTGTGATTGGATCAAATAGTGTCATTGTTATGGGACCCCAAGTAGTTTTACCTTTCACAAAACGTTGAACGTTTATATGATTTAAAGCTACTGTTCCTTGAGATACATTAATGCCACCTACCCCTTTAATTTCATATGATGGTATACCATCAACATACATTATAAAGCGATTTGTCTGTTTTGGCTCAAATGCTGTGAAAAATATTTCGTTTGGATCTAATACTGCCATTTTATTATTATTTTCTTATTTTTTATTCAATTATAAATATTCGATTTCTAAACTTTTTATACCGGGAAAGTAGCTCCTGTTGGTAAAATGTTGAAATCTAAGTAAATAAATTCAGCTGTTTTAGTTGGTTGGATATAAATCGCACCTACTAATTGATTTCTGTCAATTACATCTGCTGTATTATTACTATCATCCATTACTACTTTAAATGCAAACAAACCTTGACGTTGTTGAACACTTTCTAAATATGGATTTACTTGGCTTAAGAATTGATTTCTTGTAGCTGCTGTATTTTGTTCAAATACTAGATTATCTGATATTTGGGAAATAAATCCTTTTAA